CTAACAAGTGCGGATGGAGGAGTTCTTCTTTTAACCAATGCAGCTGGAGATGATGACTTTGATTCTTTACAGTGGGCAGGTGGATCTGGAGCCGTGTACGAATCGTACTTGTTTGATGCATCTAAAGATTTTTTCTTTAAATGCAGAGTTAAAGTAAGCGATGCTACACAAGCAGACATGATCGTAGGACTTCATATTACGGACACAACTCCTGTTGCTGCTATTACAGATGGTATTTACTTTCTGAAATCAGATGGTTCAACTACTGTAAGTTTAGTGGTAAACAAGGACAGTACAGCAACAACTACTTCAGCAGGTACAATGGCTGATGACACTTGGACTACTCTTGGATATTACTATTCTACAAAGGATCGTAAATTCTATATTTACAAAGATAATGTTCAAGTAGCTACTAGTGTTAATACAAATGCACCTAATGATGAGGAAATTGCTTTATCTTTCACTATACAAAACGGTGAAGCTGTAGCAAAAACTATGTCTATTGACTATTTAGTGGCGGGCAAAGAACGAACAGCAGCTACTGAACTGTAATAATAAATTATTCTAAGCTCCTTCGGGAGCTTAGACATTTTAGGAGAAAATTATGGGAAACGTAACAAGCGTAAAGTCGAAATTTTTTGAACCGCAAGGTGTTAGTGCAGCTTTAGTGTCTGCATCAGCTGCAGCTACAACTTTAGTTATAGCCGACGGAGGACCTTACGGAAATCTTACGGAAACAATAACTTTATATTCAAGTGCGGATAATAGTGGAAATACTTTCACGATTACAGGAACTGATGGAAATGGAGATGCTCAAACAGAGGATCTTACAGGTCCTGGAGCATCTGCAACAGTAAATTCTGCAAATAAATATTTGACTATTACGAGTATTGTTTCTGATGGAGCTATTGCAACTGATATTCAAGCAGGAATATTGGGCACAGGAGCACTTACTGGAACTGTATTCGCAGGAAGAACGAGAATCAGAGGATTAACAGGTACAAGTAAAGCTTCGGCTGGAAATGTAGTTTTTAAGAATACTTCAATAACAGGGACTAGCTTATTAACGGTTGCTCTAACAGGCGCAGTGTCTTCGATGGACCCTTATATTCCTGATAATGGGGTACTGTTTAAGGCCGGTGCTTATATTAATTTAACGGCTGCTGATATTACAGGTATAACAGTATTCTACGACGGTTAAGGAAACTGTATGGCTAATACTACTTCCGGAACAGCAACGTTTGGGAAAACGTTTGCGATTGATGATATTATTGAAGAAGCCTTTGAGAGATGTGGTATTAGAGGAGTCGCTGGTTACCAGTTAAAAACGGCCAGACGCTCTTTAAATATCATGTTTCAAGAGTGGGCGAACAGAGGTATTCATCTCTGGGAAATTGCCGATGGTTACTTAACTCTTGTCGCTTCGACTAATGAATACATTGGTTATCGAGCAAGCTCTGATGGAACTTCAACTTTATTAAATAGTGCAGGTGCGGCTTTATATGGTACGGATGATATTTTTGAAGCATCTTATCGAAGTAGCGCAGGGACCACAAGTCAATCCGACAGTCCTTTAACAAAAATTTCAAGATCAACTTATTCTGCTTTATCAAATAAATTAGCTTTAGGACAACCTTCACAATACTGGGTTCAAAGATTTATCGATAGAGTTACAGTTACTTTATACACGACTCCAAGTTCCAGTCAGGCTGGAGATCAAATTCAATTTTATTACATGAAAAGAATTGAAGATGCAGGTGTTTATACCAATGCAGCTGATGTTCCGTATTATTATATTCCATGTATGTGTGCAGGTTTAGCTTATTATGTAAGTATGAAATATGCACCCGATAGAACACAAAATTTAAAATTATTATATGAAGATGAATTACTAAGAGCGGAGGCAGCAGATGGTTCGGAAGCAAGTACTTATATTACTCCGAAAACATATTATCCATCTAGCGCATAATTATGGCGAGATTTGCACAAGGAAAATTTGCACTAGCAGTATCAGATATTAGTGGACAATCATTTCCATGGAATGAAATGGTTACACAATGGAATGGATTGTTTGTTCATTATTCTGAATTTGAATCTAAACAACCGCAACTCGATCCTAAACCCAGTGCTGCTGATCCAACCGCTTTAACAAAATCAAGACCACAACAACCTTCCCCTGATGTTTTAAGATTTTTAGATTTTAATGCTTTAACAACTTATGCGGCAGCATCAGGAATTATAAATGTATTCTCTGTCGATCATCAAAGAAATTATGGGGACACAGTAAGATTTAGAGGACCGCCTACTACTTCTCCTGGAACAGGTACGCCAGATACGATTGGACTTGATGGTCCTGTGGCAGGGAATCCTGTTGTGGGCTTTGCTAATATTGCCAACATCGATGGAATCTCAGGAGCTACTATTTGTGGCGCTGCAGGATTTACAATCGTACCAGGAAAATATACTTCAGTGACTACAACTTTAGCGGCGGCTATTACTTCAACAACTGCAACTAGTGGAATTACTTTAACAAGCTCAACCAATTTTAAAACAAGTGGACCTTTTATTCCTACTATTAATAACTCAAGTGGAACTCCTACGAATGCTATTTTAGTTGGAACTGAAATTATTACTTATACAGGAATTAGTTCAGATATTTTAACCGGTGTTACAAGAGGAGCTCATGGATCGACGGCGGCTACGCATTTAATTTTAGCAGCTGTTAGAAACTTATTGACTCCAGATAATTATTATTATTTCAATAGCGGAGGAACAGCAACTACTGGACAAATCAGAGGAGGGGGTTATAATACATCTTCAGGACCCGTTACATTAAAAACAATAGGACCACAATAAAATGCCATTAGGATTAACATACACTTTAGCCAATCTACAGGATGATATTA